ACCGCGTGCACGTCCAGCGCCCCGAAGTCCTCGTAGATGCCGTCGCGCAGCTCCTTCAGCAGCGTCGTGCGGGCCTGGGTCGGTATCTCCTGCGTGTGCTGCGTTACCTTCGCGCCGTCCGTGCCGTCGACCTTGGCGATGTGCTCCAGGCGCAGGCGGTCGCGGAACTCGGCCATCTCGGCGTCGGTCATGCCCATGGCGTTCTCGACAATCCAGTACGCCATGGCGCAGTCCTGGAGGTCGTTGGCGAAGCCGCTCTTGACGAGGTCGTATGCGTCGATGTGCGCGCGGAGGCCGACCAGCGTGCTCTGCTTCAATCGGCTCGCCCACATGGGAACGATGGGCAGGCGCCCGTAGTTCTCCTCGCCTATGACGCGCGTCTCGTCGTCAGCTGGCACGTAGGCCGTCTCCGTGAGGTACGCCTGGACAACCTCGGCCCCAGTGGCGTTCCCGTCGCGGTCGAGCGGCCTCAGCTCGCCCTCCTCGGCCCGCCATTCGCTGAACCCGTCCTCGGTGTATAGCGTGGCGCTCATGGGCCGCGTGGCGTCCATCTGCCAGAATCGGATGCCCGCCCGCAACTCGCCCGTGCGCTCGTCGTAGAGCGGGCAGAACTCCGTCAGCTCGAAGGCGTGCACGCGGTCCTTGTTCCAGAACAGGAACGCGACGCCGTGGATGCAGGCATGGTACGCGGCCTCCGTCACCTTGCGGTCGAAGCCCTCGCCCATAGCCGCCTTCACCTCGTCCTCGCCGTCCTGCGCCTCGTCGGGCTGCACGAACGATATTCCGTTGCCGAGCGAGTACTGCACCCGCTGCGTGTTCAGGCGGTTGAAGAAGTTGCTCGCCAGCTTGTTGTTGGCTGCGGTGAAGTCCTCGCCCTTGACGGCTGATGCGTGGCGCTCGCCGCTGTCCTTGTCGACCGTCACGCGCATGGAGTACAGCATGCGGGCGTACTCGTTGATGGTGACGTTCTCCTGCCGGTCGTACCTGTCGGCTATGAGCGCCAGCTTGTAGGCGTCGCTCGACTTGTGCGCCGCGATGGCGGATTGGATGAACTCGCCCCTGTCTGGGGCCTCCTCGAAGTCCTGGTAGGTGTACGTGGTGACCATGCGGCCCCTTCCCTTTTCGGTTGATGGGAAGATTATCTGCCGCGCGTCACATGCCGAACGGCCCCGAGTACTCCCGCCCATTGGAGTACGCGCCCTTGCGCACGTCGTTCATCATGGCGTAGCGCACCGCGTCGATTGCGTGGTCGTTGCCGTCGGGGAACTCGTCTAGCCAGTTTCCGTCCCTGTCCTTCATGTACTCGCACAGGCTGAACTCCTCGAAGGCGTGCGGGCAGCGGTCGGCGTCTATCCAGATTTCCCGAAGCCCAGCCAGCCACGTGTAGCTCTGGTGGCGCAGGTTGCCCTTCCTCGCGCCCATCGCCTTCAGCCCCTCGTCGCGGTACACGCGGATGTCGGATGGGTTGGCGTCGTCGCACAGTATCAGCTCGTCGGCCCGCTTGAGGTGCGGCCTGATGAGCTTCGCCGTCTCCTGCGGCTTGGTCTTGTTGCGCCGCTCCTCGCCGTAGATTATCAGCCGCCCGTTGCCAGGTTGCCACTCGCAGTGCACGTACTGCCACGGGTCGGGGAACCATCCCCAGTCCACGCCGTTGCGCGGGTTGTCGAACTGGGCCACCTGCTCGTCGGTCAGCTTGACGCGCTTCAGGTTGTCGAACACGCTGCCGCCCGTCCCCGTCACCTCGCCCAGGAACTCCCAGCGGTAGTGCTGCTCGTTGGCCTCCCGCTCGTACTCGGCGTCCTCCACGAACTGCTCGCCCAGCCAGTCGGCGTGGCCACCCTCCAGCACGTCGAGGTAGGTGCTGTGGTCCACGAGGCAGCTCTCCCGCCGCTCCATCTCCAGGGCCTTCTTGTTCACCCACGACCAGAGCACCCTCGGCGGGTTGTACGTGTAGAACGTCCAGAACACGTCGCCGCCGCGCCTGAAGCTGCGAAGGGCAGACGAGATGTTGTCCCACGTCTCTATCTGGTCGATTTCCTCGAACCATTGGATTGCGCAGTAGCCCTTGGTGAACTTGACGCCCTTCATCTTGAGCGGGTCGTCCATGCCCCTGAACACGATTTTCTGTCCCGTTGGCAGGTAGGTCAGCTCCATCGGGCTTACCGTGACCTTGAACCACCTCTCAAGCCCCAGCATCGAGACGGCCCAGAGCATCTGGTTGAACACGGAGTCGCGCAGGGTGTTGGAGTATCGGCGGATTACCACGGCGTTCGCGTCCTTATTGCTTACCACCAGGAGCAGAATGCACAGGCTGACGAAGCTCGACTTCGTGGAGCCGCGCCCGCCCTTGAGCCAGAAGTCGGAGCGGCTGTGCGTCATGATTGCGTCGAACACGCCGTCGAAGTGGGCGGTGACCATGCTGGCGACGTTGACGCTACGCTCGGCCATCGTTCTCCTTTGCCAATCGCGCCTCGGCTACTTCGCAGAAGTGTTCGTCTTTCTCGATGCCGACGAATCGCCTGCCGAGCCGTTCGCACGCGACGCCAGTCGAGCCGCTTCCCATGAACGGGTCGAGCACGGTCTGCCCCTCGGCGGTGACGAGCTTCACGAGCCATTCCATGAGCGCCGTTGGCTTGACGGTCGGGTGGTCGTTGCCGTCGCCCCTGTCCTTCTTGGATGCCTTTGCGCAGTAGAAGAAGCGGTCGGCGCTCGTCGGTTCGCGACGCTTGCCTGGTTTCGCGGCGGAGTTGGTGCCGCCCCTGTCGGTGTAGGTGCGGTTGGCGCTTTCCTCGCCGTCCCTTAGCTCGTTGAAGAACCGTGCCGCGCTGCCAGTGTCGCCGCGCTTTGCGAACGTGTGCCTGCTGTTGTACTCGCCGTAGTAAACGCCGTCTGCGGGGCGCGACGGCTCGTTACCCGTCACGTCGCCCTGCTGTCCTTTGCTCTGCGGGAATAGGCCAAGAACCATCTGTGAGCCGTCATGGACTAGGTTGGCGGGGAATCGGCCTTTCTCGTTCTGCTTTCCCTCGGTTGTCGGTGTGCATCTCCCGTATTTCACCCCATCGCCGATTTGCCTGTTGCCGAAGCTCAGAACATCGCTGGTCGGCACCCTGCACGCGTCGATGTTGATTGCGCCCGTACCGTAGGTCATGACGTTGTGGGCAACCGTTCCGTCCAATGGCTTTCTGGCAACGATGATAGGCTCCCATGCGGGTTTGAGACACGTTCCCCAGCCGTCCCATTCCTTTGCTTGCTGCGTTATTGGAGTCCCAGCGTCTAATACAGCTTTTGACTTATCATAAATTGTGTTGTCACCATAGTGACCAACAACCCTATCAAAACGCTCCGCCTCGTCGTATATTTCATCGGCGTTATCAGGAAGCGGCAGTATATGTTTCAGTATCTCCCAATTTTCTCGCGTTGGAAAACTCTTTCGCTCGTCGGTTCTCACCCAATAGCATGACGATGACTTAATACCAAGTTCTCTGTCTATCTCTGCGTGGGACATCCCAGAATCTTTGACAGCCTTGGCATACATTCTCTGAAAGTTTTCACTTTTGCCTCTGACCTTGTCTATGGCCTTGCCAACGTCCATGGACTTCGGGAATCCTGAGCCGTAGACCCACATTATTGTGTCTCGTATCTCCCAGCCAGCGTCCTCTATCGCGCACATGAGCCTGTGGAACGTTCTTGTGCCGCCGAAGCAAAGCAGGTGCGCACCTGGCTTTGCGACTCGCAGGCACTCTGACCAGTATGACACGCTCGGCACATTGTGGTCCCAGTTGGATCCCATGAACGCAAGCCCATAGGGCGGGTCGGTCACGATTGCGTCAACGCACCCGTCTGGCATCTCCCGCATAGCCTTGAGGCAGTCCGCGTTGATTATCTCCAATGCAATCACCTCTCGTACGTGAACGTCGGTACCTGCTCGGAGTCACCCTTGGCTGATTCGGCAGGCTCGCTCCTGTATCCAGACTTGTTCTTGTGGTAGAACATGAGCAGCCCTGGCTCGGGCGGCAGCTCCTTGGTGACCGTCCGCTTGACTATCGTGCCGTTCCAAGGCTCGCCGTCCTTCAGCTCGCCCCTGAACTCCTCCACCGTCTCCGTCACCTTCAGCCCGCCCTTGGCCCTGCTGAACATGACGTTCTCCATGACTGGGCGTTGCAGCTCGCGGCCCCTTTTTACGGCCTCACGGAACTCACCGAATCGGTTCTGCCACTCGTAGAGCGTCTTGGCGGTGACCCCCATGTTGGCGGCGACCTCCTTGTCGATGAGGCCGTTCGCGTACCAGTTCGTCACCTGCTCCAGCTTGTCTGGCTTGAGCCACTGCTCGTACTTCCCACGCGCCATGAGCTACCCCAGGGACGCGACGATTCCAAGCTCGCGCTCGCTCAGACGCCAGACGACCGAGCCGTCGGCCTCGACCTCCACGTCCTCGCCGAGCGCCTTGGCGGCTTCGAGCGCCTTGGCCTTCTCGGCCTCAGCCTTGGCCTTCTCGGCCTCAGCCTTGGCCTTCTCGGATAGCAGGAACCCCGACCCGTATATCGCCTTGTCGTACTCCCTCTGCGCGTCGAGCGCCCCCACCTGGCGGGCGTGGCCCCTCGGCACCCTGAACTCGACCCCGCAGTCGCTCCAGTTGGCGACCATCGCGGCGGTTATCACGTACGGCGGGTATCTGTACTTGAGGTTTATCGGCTTGGCCTGCTCCTCGCGGACGAGCTTGTCGGCCTCCATCACGGCGGCGTTGAGCTTCGGGGCCGTGCGCACCGTGTTCTCGCGGTCGAGGTTCGTGATGAAGCTCGTGTTCACCTTCGCGCCGTTCTCGTAGGTTATGTCGCAATTGGCCGCTACGTAGCACACGTCGAGGTTGCGCCCGCTGAACAGCGTCAGCGTGGGCGCGAAGATGAAGAACGGGATTTCCCGCTCCAGGTAGAATCGGATTATCTTGACTTCGAGCGAGAAAGGCGGGTTGTCGACGACCACGCACCCCTCGGGATACTCCTCGTTCTCGAAGTCACCGCCTGGGTAGAACGGGCGCACGAACTTCGAGCGGTCGAGGCCGTACTCGTCTGCCACCCAGTCGGCCACGGCATCGTACACTTTCTCGGGGGTGTAGCAGTCGTCGGTGGTCTTCTTGGGCTTGAACTTCTCGACGAACTCCGAGTACTCGTCGGTGTCGGCCACCGACTGGCCGCACTCGGGGCACTCGTCCAACTCGCCCCAGTCGAACACGGCCCCGCACGACGGGCACTCGCGCTCGTACATGCCCCTGTCCTTGCCCGCGTTGCCGAAGTCCAGCGACTCCAGCTTGAACGCGTCGGGGCTTATGCCGAAGTCCGTCATGTCGAAGTCGATGGAAAGCCCGTCCAGCTCCTCTTGCAGCCTGTCCCAGTCCCATCCCGTATCCATCGCGAGCTGGTTATGGGCCAGCATGTACGCGCGGCGCTCCGAGTCGCTGAGGTTGTCGAGCCGTATCACGGGAACCCCTT